GGCGAGGAAATCCGCGGCGAAGCTGGGCACATGATCACCGAAGGGGCGGTCAGCGGCAGAAACCATGTCCCCTCGCTCCCGGGCGAGCCTCCTAACGAAGACACCGGAACGCTCCGCACGCACATCGAGACTACACAGCCAGCGCCTTTGAGGGTCGAGGTGAGCAGCAACGCGCCTTATGCGGTCGAGCTGGAATTCGGCACAAGCAAGATGGCCGCGAGGCCCTACATGGGCCCGGCCACCCAACGTAAAAAGAAGGAAGTCATCGAGCTCGTCAGGGGGGCAATCAATGAGGCCGTGAAGGGCTGACGGACCTGACCACAAAGGAGGAAGCAATGACTTATGAGACCGAGGAGCGCGAAACCAGCTTCGAACTGACCGGAACCGGCAAGCACAAGGGCACATCAGTCGTCGTTCCGAAGCAGGACGTCGCGCGGATCGCTGGCGACGATGACAAGAAGGTCAAGGCTGAATTGGACCGTCAGTTCGGGTTCGCCCATGACCGCCGATTAAAGGCCGAGCGCACGGCAGCGGAGAACAAGTCCAAGGCAGGTGCCAGATAATGCCCCGCTGGATCAACATCATCAAGGCGCCGTTCGACTATCGCTGGCCGGATCGAAACGCGATCACGGCGTTCACCGTCACCGGCGATCAGCTCGTCAAGGACGAAGTTGCTGACTTCGCGGTGGGGAAGGGTTATGCAATCGAGGGCAAGGCCAATGCGACCGCCCGATCGGTGAAAGGCGGCGGAAAGCGTGTCACCCGGCGCAGAAGGAGAGCGAGTGCCGCCAAACCTCGAACAAGCGCGCCAGTGGGTAACGCGAACGTTACTGACGCTGATCGGCCCGCTGGTGGGACGCTCGTGGCTGGTGATGCCGGCGAATGACAACGATAACGAGGCCGCTGCAAAGCTTGTCGCTGAGACAGGCGATAATCGAGCGCCTGAGGGCTGATACCACTCTTGCTAGCCTTGGCTCACCGACGCTGGGCGACGATGACCGAATTTACGAACGCACTCCCTCAGCCCTGACCTGGCCGTTCGTTCGTTACGATGGTCCCGATGAGATACCGCTTCGGCAGGGGACGCAAATCCGCTTTGCCGTTCACGCATTCTCGAAAGCCAAGTTCACCGATGAGGTCGCTGGCATCGACGCGGCGATTCAGGGCAGCCTCGAGGATGCCGTGATCGAGCTTTCGGGCGGGCTGACAGCCTATGTCGTGTGGATCGGCTCGCAAATCCTGCCCGATCCCGTGGAGGCTGATGCTCACCACGGGGTCAATGCGTTCAACGCCGTCATCGGCTAACGAACCTACAACCTACACCGAGGCGAGGCTAATCTTCCCATCGATCCCGTCGTGAGGCGGTACGGTCCTTTGATGGAGGCCTCGAATGGCTCAGCCGAAAATTCTTCGCGGCACTTACTTTTCGCTCATGCTGGGCAATGGCGGAACGCCGACTGAAACCTTCGAGGCCCTATGCGGCATCACGACCCGGAACTTCACCCACGCGAACAACACCAACGACGTCTTCACGCGCGACTGCGCCGATCCCGAGAACGTGCCCGTCCGCAACCTCATCGTCACCGGCGAGCAGTGGGATTTGACCGGTACCGGCGTTCTCAACCGCGACAATCTCGACACGATCATCGCCGCCGACGACGGCCTGACGCACAACTGGCGCTATCTCTTCACTGAGCCGACCGGCGATGAAGTGTTTCAAGGCTATTATGCTGGTCCGGCGATCATGACGCGCTTCGAGATCACGTCCGAGGATGCGAACTTCGCGAATATCTCGATCACCCTCGCGTCGGACGGTTCGTGGTCGTGGAATGAAGTCACTCCGACCTAATGGCCAACAACGAAATTTGGCTCGACTTCGCCGACGGTGAATATCGTTTTTACCTCGGGCTCGAGCAGATCGATGAACTTCAGCGTAAGTGCGGCGTCGGCATAGGTGGCCTGCTCGCCCGATTGAGCAAAGGCCGCACCTTTGATCCCATCAACCTGCGCTTCACACTCGATCCGTTTCTCAGCGACTTCTATGCGATCGACATCATCGAGACGCTGCGCCAGGGCCTCATCGGCGGCGGCAAGGGCAAGGTGAACGAGATCGAGATCGAGATTAAGGCGAGCCTCGCGGACAAGCTCATCAAGAATTACGTCCTGACCAAGCCGCTTGGCGAACATTGGAACGAAGCACTGTCGGTGCTCGGTGCCTGCATCATGGGTTATGATCCCCCAAAAGACGAGCCCGCCGGCGAGCGGGCGACCGAGACGGAAGAGATGACGGCTACTTCGACTTCTTCCTAGCCCTCACCAACTGCTCGATGATGAACATTCCGCCTGCCGATGCGCGCAAGATGTGCATCTATGAGTACGAAGCGCGGTTGTTTCATTGGAACGAAGCCCACGACATCGGGAGCGATGACGAAGCGCCGGATCCGGAATTCGTCATGCCGCTGCTCGATCGCATCAACGCCGATCCGCGCCTGACGAACTAGCTCAACCTACAGACGGCAAAACGCGCGCAATAAAGTCGCCGCATGGCCGCTGAAGCTGACAAGGTAGTCGTTGAACTCATCGCGAACGTCGACAAGTTCAACGCCGACATCAAGACCTCGACGACCGGCTTCACTGCCAGCATGGGGCAGATGGAGAAGGCGGCGGCCGGAGCCGAGACTGCTCACAAGAAAGTCGGGCTGGCGGCCAATAACAACCGTATCGCCATGCTCGAGCTGCAGCATGTCGTGCGCGGATCGACCGATCAGTTCGCGGCCGGCGCTCCTCTGACGCAAATCTTCGCGCAGCACGTCGCGTCGATCAGTGAAGCCGCGGTCCTCGCTGGTGGCTCGCTCGGCAAACTCGGGGCATTCCTCGGAGGACCGTTCGGCCTTGCCGTCACTGCATCGGTTGGCATCATCGCCACGCTGATCGCCAAGCACAAAGATGAAGGCGACACGGTCGACAGCCTGGTCGAGAAGCTGAAGCATCACGCAGAGCAGGCGAGGCTTCAGGGGGACGCGAACAACATTTGGGCCAAGAGCATCGATGGGCTGCTCGATTCCCTCAAAAAGCTCGACGACGAACTGGTGAAACAGATTGGGCTCACCGAAAAAACACCGCAGGATAAGCTCGCGGAGGCCATCACCAAGCGCAACGACGCGCAGGCTAAGTTCAACTCGGCACTTGCACACCAGCTGGAGCTAGAAAAGAGCCTTGCTAAGGTTCGATCATCTGTCCCCTCGGCACCGCCTGCAGCGGGTGCTCCTGGGGTTGTCGTCGATCCCGGGGCGAAGGCCAGAACCCAGCAGATCGATCAGCTCACCAAGGCGCTCGCCGACCAACGCATCGAAGTCGCGAAAACGACGCGCGCGGTCGTATTGTCCCAAAAGGCGGTTGCCGACGCTTCAGTCGCCGTGGCTCAGAGCGTTGGCGACGCAACGTCCGAGGCAACCACGCACATCGAGGATCTGGCAAAGCTACTCAGGACGAAAGTCGCCAGGGCAGGAACGCTTCTCCTCGATCCGCAGGACGTGGCAGCTGCGACCACGGCTCTCGACGATTACAAGGCCGCCGAGGACGCCGCTGCTGCCAAGGGGCTCGACTTCGCCAAGATTGGGGCCGAGAGCGAGGTCAAGAAGCTTACCGACTCCTTCGCCAGGGGCATCACGCCGGTCGATGCCTATACCAAGCGCATCGAGGCTCTGGCCGCCGCGCTGCAGGACGCTGCCGAGAAGGCCAAGCAAGACCCGATCAAGACGTTCAAACAGAACCTGATCGGAGCAGAGGGCCTAGGCCAAAATCCGCAATCATCGGCTGCTGGATTTGGTCAATTCCTCGCACAGAAGCCGGGCCAGCCAGCCACCGAGTGGCAGAGTTACTTCAAACAGGTATTCGCTCGACAGGCGTCAGAGATGACGGCGGCCGAAATCGATGCCTTGCGCACCAAGCGCCCAATCGCAGAAGCAATCATCGACAGGGCGACCGATGATTATGTCGCTCTGCTGAAAAAGATGGGCCAGGACATCAGCGCAGCGAACCTCTACGCCGTCCATGTCCTCGGTGCTCCTGACGCGAAAAAGTTCTTCGCCGCATCGCCCAATCAGTCCGTCCTGTCGGCCTTGGGCGGCGGTGCCCATGCGCAGGCGGTTGTCGACAAAAACGGGTCGCTCTTCACAGGAACAGTCGCCCAAGCCCAGGCGCAACTCGCCAAGCGGATCGGTGATAGCTCGACAACGATCTCGGCCGGCGTCGCCGCTCTTGCCCAACTGCAGCAGCAGGAGAAGGAGCGCGAGGCTCAATATGTAGCGGCAAAGGACGAGGCCGAGCGCCAGGTCATTGAAGCGCGTAAGGGCTTGGCCAAAACGGCGGAGGACATCTGGTCGTTCGAGACGGCGGCCAATATCGCCGCAAAGAAGCACACCGACGATCAGATCGCCGCTCAGCAGGCCGCTGGCAAACTGCTCCCGCAAGAGGCGATCGAGCTCAAGAAGATCAACGATGAACGCGCCAAGTATCGTCAGCTGCTGACCGATCAGCGCCTTCGCGAGGCCCAATTTGCGCTCAACGAGGCCAATTTTCAGCGGGGGAATGAGTTTCAGACGGCGAGCTACCGAGCCGAGGCCGAAGTCCTGCAGTCCCAAGAGGGGTTGGCTCGCAATGCCAAGGATCGCCGAAAGATCGAGCAGCGCCTTATCGATCTTCAATTCGCCGAGGAGAAACTGAGGAATCAGTACATCATCGATTGGGCTGAGCGGGTCAAAGCGAACAAGGACGCGACCGACAAGGAAAAGGCGGACGCGCAGCTCGCCGAGGATATCGCCAAACTGCACCAGGGCACGCTCGACGAGCGGCATTCCAACGCAACGCAGGGCAACGATCGTTCGAACGCCTCGCCGCTGCAGTCGTTCTTCAATTCGATTCCTCAGACCGCCACCGACATCAACGCCGCATTCGAGCAGATCGCGGCCAATGGCCTGCAGACGTTCAACGACAGCCTCGCGAACGCGATCGTCAACTTCACCAGCCTTCGCGACGTGGCGCGCACGGTGCTCGCTCAGATCGCTACCGACCTCATCAAGCTGGCCCTGCAGCAAATCGAGATGCACACCATCGGGGCCGCACTCGGTGCCGCGTCCACAGCGTCGACAACGGCCTTTGCCGCTGCTGCCGGTGCCGCTTGGGCTGGTCCTGCCGCGCTGGCCTCCCTCGCGACCTTGGGAACGAACGCCGGTCCTGCTGCAGCCGCGCTAACGGCCACGGTAGGCCTCGCAACGATCCTCGGCACTCCAAAGGCGCAGGGCGGTCGCATTCGCGGACCCGGAACGACGACGAGCGACAGCATCCTGACACCGTCCTCAGTCGACGAATTCATGATCCGTGCGGTCTCGGCCAAGAGCGTCGGTTACGACACGCTCGACTATATCAACCGGACGGGTCGCCTTCCGGACGTCATTCGGCCATCCAATGCCCAGGCATTCCAAGCCAGTAGCGGTCGTGGCGGCATCGGACCCGCCGACATTCGGCGCCTTGAAGCGGCAATCGATCGCTCGCGGTCAGACGTGAGCCTTTATGCCGGCATCGACCCAGTCGAGATGTTCCAGAGGGCGCTCGGGCATCCCGCCGGCGAGCGCGCGCTGTTCGCAACGCTGAGCTCCAACGCAACCCGTGTGAAGGCGGCGATCAACCGGCCCGGTTCATGAGCTACGACGTCGACACGCCATCAGCGGCCCGGCTGTGGCCTTACGCGCCCGATTGGAGCCGCACCTTCGATGTGAGGCGCGCCTACTCGACCGATATCTTCACAAGCCGCGACGGGACCGAGCAGCGCCGCGCGATCCGTGACGCTCCCCGCATTTCGGCTGCCTATCGCACTGTCGTCACCGGCGCCGACAAGCGCGCGGCCGATCATCACCTTCGCGCCTGGCAGAATAAGCCCGTCGTCGTTCCCGATTTCGCGCGCTGGGCAAGGCTCACTGATGCTTCATCGGGCGGCACGTCAGCGCTTGACGTCTCTCCAATGCCCGGGTGGGTCGCGGCTGATCAGCCGCTCGTGCTCTGCAAAACCGGCGTCCGGGAGGAAGTGCTCGTCGACAGCGTCGCGGGCTCAACCATCACCCTCGCCGCTCCGCTCGTTCACGCGTGGGCCATTGGCGATGTGCTGCGCCCGTCGTTCTTCGGGCTGTTCGGCGGTCAGATCAGTTCCCAGCGCCCGAACGGTGACGCTGCAGCGATCGATGTCACGCTTGACTGCTATCCTGGCGGCGAGCCTCCGCGCGACACCGGCGCGGCGTGGGCAAGCCTCAACTCGATCGAGATCTTCACGCCTCAGCCGGATTACTCGGGCGGGCTCAGCGTCGGGCATCTCTGGCCCGTCGACCAAGTCGACTTCTCGCGCGGCCGCACGGCTCAGTTCCGGCCCGTCGACTTCATGGCTCGCACGTCCGAAGCCGATTACAACGGCATGGGCGTCACGCTCGCAACACAGGTCGAGCAGTTCTTCGACCGCATGAAAGGCCGCCGCGGCGCCTTCTACGTGCCGACATGGGAGAAGGACTTCGTGCTCGTCGGGACCGCCTCGTCGGGCTCGAGCGCGTTCACGGCTTCCGGATCCGCCCTCGCCACCGACTTTGGAGGCATCGGCTACTCGATCGTGAACGAGGGCGTGGCCGTCTGCCTCACCGACGGCACCGTGCTCTATCGCCGCATCACCGACATTTCGGCGAGCGGCGGCAATAGCCTGGTGACTGTCAACGCGGCGTGGGGAACCGCACTGTCGAGCGCGAACGTCGCGCGGATCAGCCGCATGCCGCTTAGCCGCTTCGCCTCCGACGAGATGACGACCAGTTGGCGCACGACCCTTTCGGCTGCTGCCCATCTGTCGTTCCAGCAGGTCTCGGCATGACGTATGCCGCCTACGAGGAAAGCCGTGCGCTCGGCGATCCGGTCCAGCTGTTCTTCTTCAAGTACGGGCCGGACCTTGGTAATTACTATGCCTATACCGACGCCAATGTGCCGATCACCTATAGCGGCGTCGAGTATGAGCCGGTGCCAATCGAGCGCGAGAGCATCAGCACCGACGGCACGCTCGACAAGTCGGCGATCAAGATCAACACCGACATCGGGACAGGCATAGCAGAGATATTCCGTGTCTACCCGCCCGCCTACGTGGTCAGTCTCATCATCCGGCAGGGGCACATCGGCGATCCCGACAGCGAATTCCTTGTGATCTGGGCCGGGCGCGTCATTGCCGCGCAGAGGGAGAACGGGCAGGCGGTGCTTTCGGGCGAACCCGTCTCGACCTCGATGCGTCGGCCGATGCTGCGCCGCCACTATCAATATGGCTGCATGCACGCCCTCTACAGCGTCGGGCCCGGTCTTTGTAATGCAGACAAGGCGAGCAAGACGCTGAGCGCGACCGTATCATCCGTCAGCGGTGCAACCGTGACCATGGTGGCGGGGTGGAATGGGGCCTTCGCCGAAGCCAAGTTCCTGGGCGGGTTCTTCGAGTGGGTGAACCTCGATGGGCTGACGGACCGGCGCACCATCATTCGCGTCGTTGGCGACGTGCTGTCGCTTTCCGGCATACCAAAGGACGTTTCCCCTGGAGACACTGTCGATGTCATCGTGGGCTGCAACCACAAGGCCTATGCGGAGGATGACGGCGATTGCCAGCCCTTGCATGACAACATCCTGAATTACGGCGGGTGCCGGTGGATCCCGCTCAAGAATCCCATCGGCAATTTCAACAATTATTACTGAGGCAGCGAGATGGTAGCTTGGTTCGTCGTGGTCGCAATTGCGGTTGCGCTTTCGGCCGTGCTCATTGTCCTGATGCCAAGGCCGAAGAGGCCTAAACCGGATGCGGCCACCGACCTTGAAAATCCGACTGCGGAGGCGGGAAAGCCAGAGCCGGTCGTGTTCGGAACCATGACGGTCAAAGGCCTCAACAATCTTTGGTACGGCGAGAAGACGATCGCCGACAGGATGGTGAAGGCCTGAACCTACAGCGGCCCTTAGGCGCACGGCAAAGTGGCGACGTGGATGCTCCGCCAAATCTCGTCATCACGATCACTGACGTTAGCCGCGCCGGCTTTTGTCCGCGTGGAGCCAAGCGCTGGTTCGAGGCGCACGATCTGGATTTTCGCGCTTTCCTGAAGGATGGGATCAGCGCTGCCGATGTCATTGGCATCGGGGACGCTTTCGCTGAGCGCGTCATCGCCAAAAAGCTCGGTCGATGACGGCCAAAGGCGGCACCAAGACGCCGGTCACGCTCTACTACATGAGCCAGCACTTCGGCATCTGCACCCCTGTCGACGTCATCAAAAAGATCATCGTCAAGGAAAAGGAAGCGTGGGTCGGCGCCCAGATGGGACTGACGAGCTTCGACATCAGTAAGCGCGACCTGTTCGGCGGCGATAAGAAGGAAGGCGGCGTCGAGGGGACCGTCTATTTCCTGCCCGGCTACGAGGACCAGGTGCTCCCCGACGTCCTGGCTCAAAAGCTCGGGAGGGCGGACGGCGCCGACTGTCCAGGCTATCGCGGGCTCGCGTCTATTTTCTTCATTGGAACGTCATCGCAGAGCGGCTTCTACTGGACTGCCAACAATCCGTACCTGCCTGGCGTGTGGGTCACCGTCACGCGGCGGCCGCGCGGTCTCAATCAAGATTATGCGATGGTTCCGCGGCAGAACACGACCAGCGAATTCCCCTACTCGATCGAGACAGACAACACTGTCGGCTCTCCCACGGAGTTCAGCACCGACGGCCGGACGCTCTACCAGATCAATGGCTCAGACTTCGCAATGTGGAGCATGGACAGCATGACGCTGCAAAGCAGCGTTACCCTGTCGCCAGCAACCGTCGGCAATGTCGCCATCTCGCCGGACCGCATTTACGCGCAAACCGGCCCCTTCTTCGATCCGGTGCTCGGCTCGTTCGACCTTGGCGGGCTCGACTATCAGGAACTGGTCCCAACTTCCGGCTTTCCGAGCTTCACGGAAGGATGCACCTGGGCGGCTAATCTCGTCTGCTTCTACCGGCCTGCGAACACAGCGGGCTCGGTCGTTTACGATCCGCGGTCGGGGCTTCTCTCCGAGTATGCGGTCAGCTTCGGCCCGACTGGCTATTGCACCGACGATGACGATCCCGACGAAGGCTGGGTTGTCGGAACCGACGCAATTGCAGGTACGGGCCTGTATCTCGCCCCGATTGCCAGCCTCGATGAGACCGAGATCACCGGCGGGTTCGATGGTCCAGCCTACGTGACGGACAATGGCGATGGGAACCTCCTCATCTGGCAGGAAGACAATTTCCTGCTGATCGACAAGACGACGCGCACGGTCACAGCGACCGCAACGGCCGTCGGGGGCGTCTCGGTTGCGCAGAACGCGTTCCGCGTCGTCGAACCAGGCGCGAGCTCGATCTGGATGGGCGACACCGAATACGACACGCGCACGCTGGCGCTCATCCGCACGATCGACCCCAACAACTGGGTCTCGGGCGAGTGGCACCTGCAGTCCACCATCTACTCGCCCTATAAGCATGCGCTGGTCACCTGGCCGGCGTTCCTTAGCCCCAATCTCGTGTTCCGACTGCTCGACCGAGGCGCCGAGGACGCAAACCCTGCGCACATCATCTATGAGTGCCTCACCAACACCGACTGGGGCATGGGCTCGCCTTCTTCGCTGATCGACGTTGACAGCTTCGAGGCGGCCGGAGTCACGCTCTTCAATGAACCGCTCGGCCTGTCGCTCATGTGGACGAAGCAGGCGGCCATCCAGGATTTCGTTCAGGAAATCCTCGATCACATCCAGGGGGCGTTGTTCGTCGATCCGCAGACGGGCCTACTGACCCTGAAGCTGATCCGCGGCGACTACGACGTCGACGATCTTCCGAGCATCAGCCCGTCGACCGCGAACCTCACCAATTTCGGGCGCAAGCTCTGGGGCGACATTGTCAACGAGATCACCGTCACGTGGACCAATCCCGACAACGAGCAGGAAGAGACGGTCACAGCCCACGACCTCGCCAGCATCACGACGCAGGGCGGCATCGTTCCCGACAGCCGCAATTACTATGGTGTCCGCTACGCGGATCTCGCCATGAGGCTCGCCGCGCGCGATCTCCGCTCGGCGGGCTCCCCATTGGCCATGTGCGACGCCGAGGTTGACCGCTCGCTGTGGTACCTGCGCCCGGCCTCCGTGCTGTTGCTTGATTGGCCGGAGTACGGCCTCGACGGCGTCGTCATGCGGGTCACGAGCATCGACTACGGCAAGCCCGGCGACATGACGATCAAGCTCAGCCTGATCGAAGACGTCTTTGGTCTCGACGCTGCCGATTATGTCGCGCCGCCGACGTCTTCATGGGTCGATCCATCATCCGAACCGGCTCCCGTCGACGAAGAGACGATCCTGACGCTGCCATATTATCTCGCGTTCAACGGGATCGCGAGCATCGACGGAGCAGCTTATCCGGAAGTGCTTGCCGGAGTGCTCGCAGCAAGCGCCAACACCGACACGTTCGGCTTTGAGCTGTGGGGCGAGGTGGTGCTCGCTGACAGTTCTACGGAATGGGAAAAGCTCGCTTCGCTGAACCTTGCCGGGCATGCCGAGCTCGGATCCGATATCGCGGCGGAAGCATCGGGCACCGGCGTCACGCTGTCGTCGTTCGTCGGCTCGGCGGCCCCCCGGCGAAATGGCCTCGCGATCATCGGCGGCGGCACTGAAGCCGAAAACGAGATCGCACTGATCACGGCCGCAAGTACGACGTTCAGCCTGTCGCGAGGCATTCTCGATACCATTCCTCGAGCATGGGCAGCTGGAACGCCCGTCTGGTTCATCGCGACGGATACCTTGATCGAGGATCCCACGGCGCGTTCGGTTGGCGAAGTCGTCAGCTATCGGTTGCTGACCCGGACCAGCAAGGGCCTTCTCAGCCTCTACGCGGCACCTATCGTCACAGCCACGCTGACTGATCGGCCATGGCTTCCCTTAAGGCCCGCGAATGTCACCATCGGCGGCGTGCAGTTCAACGATGTGTCGACACCGGTCAATATGATCGGCGCATCGGTTGTGCCGGTCACGTGGTCGAACCGGAACCGGCTGACAGAAGATGCCGCAGTGCTCGCATGGACGGATTCGACCGTTACTCCAGAGACCGGTCAGACAACGACGCTGACGGTCCTGAAAACTGACGGCGTGACTGTACTGGCGACGCACACGGGGATTACTGGCAACAGCTTCGATATTCCCATTGCTTCGTTCGGTTCGGAAGCGTTCGGGATCGTCAGGGCCACGTCGTCGCGCACGGACAGCGACGGCACCTTCGAGAGCCTGCAGGGCATCGATATTTATGTGCAAGTCGACGTCGCGGTGCCTGTAGGCACGGCAATTGAGATGGATACTGCGCTCGCTCTCAGCCCGGCGGTCGGACGGAGCGCCGGACGTTCCGACGAGGCCGACAGCGCACTCGCGATGGGCGTTAGCGGCGGCGCAGTCATGGCCACGGAAACCGACACGGCATTGGCGTTGAGCGCCACGTCGGGCGGAGTGACTGGCGAGGAGTTCCGCATTCGCCCAATCACAGCCGGTCGCACGAGCGAGCCGTATATGCGGCTTGGTGGTATCGAGTTCCTGTCTGGCGGATCAATGCCGGGTGGCTATACGGCATTCAGTTCGGGTCTGGCGGCGGGAACCACGGCCAACCTGTTCGACGGAAATTCTTCGACTAATGCGGCCATGAACATTGACGGCAGCAGCAACGCCGGAGTCACTTTCCCATCCGCTCAGTCCATCGACACAGTGAGATTGAACGCCGGGCTCGACTTCATCACGCAATATGCGCGCGAATGGGTGCTGGAATACCGAGTTACTGCCGGCACCGGCTCCTGGGTCGAAGCTCACCGTTTCTATAGCGGGCAGTTCACGAGCAACGAGACCCGAAGCTTCAGCGTAGCGGGCGACGAAAATTCGAGCGGCTATCGCTATTTCAAGGCTACGATCGTCAGCAACTACGGCGACGCGGGCACGAATACGTATTTCGTTGAACTTGGCATCGTCGATGAGGATGGGACGACCGAGATCCAGCGAGACTTCAAGAGCGCGACCAATTTCGGCGGCTCAATGGGCGGTGCCGAATATCTCTACAACCTCGTCTATGCCGATGACAATTATGACCTGATCAGTGGGATTCCGGCAGACATCACGCTCGATTGGGGGCGAAAGAAACTGCCTTCCAAGATCAAGATCGGCTTCCGTAACTCGCCATACGAGGGACAAGGCCCGAACAGGATCCAGGTCTACGGGTCGAATGACAATTTTTCGTCATCGACCCTGTTGCTGGACACTGGCTCCAATGCCGCGCCGACCGGCGGCGAAATTCGGACGTTCACGATACCTTAGAGGATAGGCGAGGAACTGCCACAGGTTCGCCGGTGGCGGCCTATCTTGAACGCCGACGGCAGGCCATTCGTCGCGAGGCTCATACGCTGTGCCGAAGAGCCTGTCCCAGAAGCGAAAGAGGATGCCGAAGTTCTTGTCGAAGTGCTGCGGCTCAAGGGAGTGATGAATGCGATGGAAGCGGTTGTCGACTAGCACCTTCCCGAGCGGACCCAGCCGCACATCAATTGGCGAATGTATGTAGTGCTGCAGCAGCTCGGTAATTGCGACGATCATCAGCGGCGTCGCCGGGAAGCTGAAGTGAACGAGCGAGAGCGGAAGGCCGACTAGCAGATACTGGAATATCTTCTCACCAAAGTGTGCATAGCCGTTGACCGCATTGAGAGCCGTCGGCGAATGATGCACAGCGTGGATGTTCCAGATGAAGCGATGCTGGAAGCGGTGCTGCCAATAGGCGAGGAAATCGGCGAAAATCAGCGATACGCATAGCGCCGCCCCGTCTCCGATGAGACCGAATCCAGAGGCCGGGATGACAACGAAAGGCCGAATCCCAAGCGCATCGCGCGCACTCGACATGGCCAATACGCAACCAGCGGCGATCACGGTGCTGACGATCCAGTACAGCAGTGGCATTAGTCGCGATTTGAGCGTGTGCCGTTCGATCGGCGCGACAAATTCAATGACTGTCGCAAGCGCCAGCAACAGCACGCCTGCGGGCAGTCCGCCGAATAGTTGAGACGCTACGCTGGCCAAGCGGACCCCTTACCCGAGCGCTTCGACAATAACGCAAGTTTAACAACAGCGCAAAGCTATCGAAGCGCACGAACCTACAGCCGCGTTCACCCTCGCCATATCGTCACGGCGCATGTCGGCAGCGCGCGCCATTGAACGGAGCAAACCGCCCCCTTTTGCCCGAGGGCGCGCGTAATGGCGCCCGATTTGGGTCCGAGCGGCGGCTTCAATTGGACCGCCGCAGGCATCTTGGCGACGGTCCTCACACTTTGCGGAGTAATCATTCGCCAGATTGGTCCGTGGCGGAAGCAAATCAGCGAGCTTGAGGAGCGCCTTCGCGGTGAACTGTTGAGGGAGCGCCTGAGGTGCGAAGCCGAACTGCGTATCGTTCGCCACCGGACGAAGAACCAGCGCCAGATTATCTATTCGCTCCTTCACCTGTTCGACATTCCCGCATCTCGCCGCAAGGAAATGCTGGCCAACATTCGAACAGATCTGGCCGCTCTCGAAGAGGCGGAGGCGACAGAGAGCGCGATCGTCTCAACATCCATGGCAGACCCCAAATGAGCGCCGAGGCCGCATTCGATGGTCTCCGCGCCTACAAGCGCGAACTGACCGGCGAGGGCTTGAGCGAGGACGACGTTGCCGCATTCAATACCATATTCGCCACATGGACCGCTGTCGCTTCCCGCAACCCGACGGCACTTTCCGACGGTGCCAAGTTCTTTTCGGCAGTCCGCGGCGCGTTAGGCGCGCTCGATCAGTCGCAAGTCGACGGTTTCGAGGCGCTTCTTCAGGCGTTCGGCGTTGCTCGCTGGCCACTGGCATATGCGGCTTACGGTCTCGCCACGGCTCAGCGCGAGACGGCGGGCAAGATGCAGCCAGTCAAAGAGGCGTTCTGGCTGAGCGATACCGCGGCCGACGCTTACTTCTTCAAGATGTACGACCCGCAAGGCTCGCGCCCGGACGTGGCCAAGCGG